ATTTGGTTAGGCAACAGTGACGACTTTACTGTACTGAGAGCTTTAGTTGACACTGCTATAGAGAAAGCACCAGAAGATGAAGGGAATTTTCAGGAAGTGAAAGATGATGTAAAAGATTATATTGACGGTTGGGATCAGGGGTTTGAATTTAAGTTTGAGTTACAATCATTGGCTGACAGAATAAGTGGTGCAGGTAGAGGTAATCTTGGTATTATCTTTGCAAGGCCAGAGACAGGAAAGACAACATTCTGTACATACTTGGTATCAGAATATATCCGACAGGGATTCAAGGTAGCGTATTTTGCTAACGAAGAGCCGGGCCGGTTAGTAAAGGGTAGAGTGTTCTCTGCATATCTCAGACGTTCTATTGACGAGATGAAAAAGAACCTAGAAGATTCTATGAATGTGTACAAGAATGAAATAGAACCTAACTTAAAATTATTAGAGGGTAGAGGTATCACTTTATCAGAGATAGAAAAATTTATTGACATACATAAGCCAGATGTGGTAATGGTTGACCAACTTGACAAAGTAGTTATCAATGGTAACTTTGCTAGGACAGATGAAAAGTTACGAGCATTGTATGAAGGAGCAAGAACAATAGCCAAGAAACAACAAGTATTATTTTGGTCAGTGTCCCAAGCATCGTATGATGCACAGGGTAGACAAGAAGTTGACTTTAGTATGCTAGAAAATAGTAGGACAGGAAAAGCTGCCGAGGCTGACATTATCATAGGTATAGGAAAAAACTTTGGTGAAGAAGAAGATTATGTTAGACATCTTTGTATATCTAAAAATAAACTCAATGGGTGGCATGGGACAGTGACATGTTCTATTGATATATACAGGGCGAGATACGAGTTATGATACTAAAAGCTGACGGATTTGATGATGCGATATTAGGCTTAGGCCGAAGGTGTAGTCAGCCAGATCTGTTAGTTTATGATGTTGACAAATGTGTGGTTATACTTATGGAAGATGGCATGACACAAGAAGAAGCTATGGAGTACTTTGAGTTTAATGTTGTTGGAGCATGGATGGGTGAAGGAACACCTATCTTTTTGTACAGGGGAGCAGAGGATGAAATTTAATTATAAAATAACTTATATTGATTATATAAACTCTACAATATCCATTAAATATTGGTGTGAAGGCATGACTTCTTACAATGGTTTTTTAGAAACATTAGATTTTGATATTGAAAAAATTAAAAATATAACAGAGGAAGAATTTGATAAAAGAGTATATGATTATGTTAAAGTTAAATTCCATGAGCTTTTATCTAAATATGAAAATTATAAAAATGGCAAATATAACATTATAGAACGTGTAGCAAAATCTGCGAGGTCAATAGATGTCCTGTAAAGAACAGTATGAAATGAGAAAACCACTGTTGTTAGGTAGGCAGATACGCAACAATTTTGTTGTGCAAGAAAAATTACATAAAGATGTTATGGTGGAATTGCGACAAATTGCAAAGTTTTATAAAATTAAACAGGTTAAAGATTTAATATACACTAAAAAAATATTTTATAGCCATTCTGTATTTATGGTTGACGAAGAAAAGTTTGACTCTTTCACATATTCTGATGAAAATTATAATCACTTTAAATTTGTAAAAAGAAAACTTACAGATTATTATGAAGAAACGGCACCTAGTGTTTTTAATTATGAGTTAGCATGGAAGCAGTATGTTCCAAAAACAGGTAAACTAGAGCACACTTATTCTTATAGACATCCTAAAGAAATTAAGTACGACATGAACGGCAAAGAGATTGGTTCTTTAATTCTTGGAATCCTCCCTGTAGTAGCTGATTTAAAAGATAAAATTATTTCTTCTGGACTTCCTCTAGAAGATTTTATACCATTTGCTTGGGGTTATAAAAATTATGGTATGGCCGTAGAGTTTCATCCAAGAGAAACTTTTTTTAGCTTGGGTTCTTGGCACGAAGAGGACATGGCTATGGCGTGGGTGCCATGATAGTAACAAAATATTGTGTGGGTATAATGACAGTAACCGTTCTTGACATAGAAACAACATTTAAAAAAGATAACGAAGGTAAACTAGATGTTGATCCTTATACAGGAAACATGTTAGTATCCGTAGGGTATGACACCATAGATAACGAATCAGGTTACATTTGTTTTACTCATACAGAGAAAAAACCTACAGAGAATGGCTTTGCTATACTGCAGAAAGTTTTAGATGATACTGACATATTAGTAGGACACAACATTAAGTTTGATCTCAAGTGGTTACTTGCTTGCAACTTTACTTATACAGGCAAAGTATATGACACTATGATAGCTGAGTATGTTATACATGGTGGTGACAAAGTTGCCTTATCTCTTGCCGAATCGGTAAAAAGATATGGTCTTGACGAGAAACGTACAGATTTAACAGAGCAGTACATGAAAGACGGTGTGTCCTTTGATAGCATTCCTTGGGACATTGTTGAGGAGTACGGAAGAGCAGATGTAGAGGTGACAAAGCAGTTGTATCTTGCACAACAAAAAGATGTTTCTAATGGCCTTGCACCTACCGTTAATCTAATGAATGAGATGTGTCAAGTTCTTACCGAAATGGAAAATACTGGTATGAAAGTTAGTGTAGATGCTTTGACAAATATTAGGGAACAATATCGTAATGAATACAATGAGTTAAATGAGTTTCTTGATGAAGAAGTTAAACGTACAATGGGTGACACTCCTATAAATTTAGATAGCCCAGAGGATAGATCTAAAGTTTTGTACAGCAGAGAGGTAACAGATAAAAAATTATGGGCGAGTACATTTAATTTAGGCTATGAACAATATGGTAGCACTAAAAGAAAGAAGCGAGTAAGAAAATACAAACAAGATGATTTTGTTAGAAAGGTAAGAACGTATACTACTGTTGTACCTCACACAGAATCACATCAGTGTCCTTCCTGTAAAGGCAGAGGATACTTTCATCCACTGAAGAAAGACGGTACAGTTGGCAAAGCTAAAAGAATCTGTAAAACGTGTGGGGGGGATGGGGTTGTATTTAAATCTACAGGAACAGTTGCCGGATTTAAGTTGGTGCCAAGAGATGCTTACGATGTGAGTACCCATGGATTTAAAACAGATAGACCTACACTAGAAGTACTGGCTATGTCTGCTAACGATGAACAGAAAAAATTTATTAGTTCTTATATAAAGTACAATGCTATAGGTACATACTTAAGAACATTTGTTGACGGTATAGAAAAGGGATTGGATAACAAAGGTTTTATTCATCCACACTACATGCAGTGCGTTACTGCTACAGGAAGACTATCTTCTCGTAATCCTAACTTTCAAAACATGCCAAGAGGCACAACCTTTCCTGTACGGGAATGTGTTGTATCACGATGGGATGGAGGAAAGATACTTGAGGGTGACTACAGCCAATTAGAATTTAGGGTTGCAGGTTTTCTTGCTAATGACGATCAAGTGTATGCTGATGTACAGAAAGGTTTTGATGTACATAGTTTTTCTGCAGAGGCATTAGGTGTTTCTAGACAGGAAGCAAAGGCACACACGTTTAAGCCACTATATGGAGGTACATATGGAACAGAAAAAGAAGTTGAGTACTACGACCTTTTCAAGGCCAGATATTCAGCTGTTGCTAGATGGCATGTCTCTTTACAAAACGAAGCGATTAAGACGAAAAAGATTACCCTCCCCTCTGGTAGGATTTATCATTTTCCTCATGTTCGTAGGAACTTTCATGGGGGTTCTACTCACGCTACCGCCATAAAAAACTATCCTGTACAGGGATTTGCTACTGCAGACCTGCTCCCACTTGCTCTTATAAATTTAAGACAAATTTTATTTGACAAGGGTATGCAGTCTGTGGTATGCAATACAGTACATGATTCAATTGTCCTTGACGTGTTTCCTGAAGAGGAGAAAGAGGTGATTGAAATTTTAGCTGAGTCCATGTTAAGTATAAGATCGGAGGCTAAGAAAAGATACAATATTGATTATGACATGCCTATCGGTATTGAATTGAAAATTGGCAAAGATTGGCTTAACATGGAGGAGGTTTTAACACTCTAAAACAGAGGAGAAAAGTATGATGTCTAATGACGTTGTAACGAAAGAAGCAAGTGTGGTACCCTCACTGAAAAATATGTCAGTGGAAGAGATTGCTGCACTTACTGGACAAGAGATGATTGGAGCTTCTAATAATCAGGGGCTTCCTCGTCTTGGTATTAACCACAGTGAAGAGGACAGCGAGGGTAGAACTATTTCTCGTGGTAAGTTTGCTTTAAAACTACCAAGCCTTGTCACCGCCTATGCTAAGGAAGCACACGTTAGAATCTTCTATCGTTTGTACACCTATAGTAGATGGGATGCAGATCAAAATACTTTTGGTTGTCAAACAATACAAGCAT